TCGTCTATCAGCGCCACCGGGGTCATCGTAAACGCTACGTCCGGCATTGGCTCTGCGTCCTTCTGCTTCTCTGTCGCCAGCGTCACTGTCTCTTCCAGCTTGCTCACCTTGATGCTTGTATCCACAGCCCCCAACAGCGCCGTAGACCCGCGCATACCTCTGGCCGCATCCTTGCCGCTGTGGTGAATGGCCACCACCGCACATTCGCAATGGCGCTTTACTATCTCACACGCATCCACAAACAGGCCCATGTCGGTTGCACTGTTCTCATCACCGCCCAGTAAGGCGCGCGCTACGGTATCCACAAACACCGCGCTAAACTTTGTATCGAGGTTATCTATCGTGCGCAGTAGGCGCTCCACGTCCTCTGGTTCGCGGAACCTCACCGCTGTGGGCAGAACATAGAACGGCACATCCGCTGTTAGCTTGTGATGCGCTTGCCATGCCTTTATACGCTTACCCAGGCCGCCGACACCCTCGCCAGCAATGTACAGCACCGCGCCACGCTGCACCGGGTTGTTGTGCCATGCCTTGCCATATGCAACCGACAGCGCCATGTCTATCGCTAGGAACGACTTACCGGCGCCCGGCTCACCGTACAGCACGCTAAACCCATGCTTGGTTAGCAACCCATCCACCAGCCACTCCACCGGCGGCATGTTGCGCAGATAGTGTACATCATACACATCGAATACGTCTGGGCGCTCTTCTTGTACGTTATCCTGTACGTCCGGGGCGTCCGACAGCACCGGGGTTGCCGCTGCTATCTCAGCCAGCCTGTCGCGCGTACCGCCAGCCACCAGCCAGTCGTAAACGTCCTGCTTGTCTGTCAGCCCCGGTATCGTTACCAGCTTGACCGCCTTGGCCACCGGCATCACGTTAGATAGCACGACTTCTGCGTGCCGCATGCCGGCTTCATCAGCGTCCGGGACGACAATCACGTTACGCCCGGCAAACCATTTATTTAGATCCGCCGACCAATTCTTTGCGCCGCCATGGTTGGTGGTCGCCAGAAAGCCCTGCTTGATGAGTATCTGGGCGCACTTCTCGCCCTCTACCACCCACACCGCGCTGTCTTTGTCTGTGATGATGCCCGGCAGATTGTATGGGACGGGTACAACGTCCTTGATGTTCCATATCCACCCGCCCTTGCCGTCAGGTCTGCGCTGGCGGAATGTCTTTGGCTCGTATCGCACGACCTGATAGATGCACTCTCCATGCTCATCTATATAATCGTATGCCTTGCTCATGTACCGCGCCGGTTGGATGGTCTGCTGTACTTGCTTGGCTATGCCAAACTGCTTTTCTAATATCTCCGGCAGACTGCGTAGCTGTGCGCCTTCATTCACGCGCACCATGTCTATGACCCCGCCACCTTCGTTGGCCTCGAAGTCAAACCATGTGCCTTTGCGTAAGTCTACACTGCGCGACCCGTGCGTACCCCAGCGCAACTCATGGCCGCGCTTTTCCTTTGGGTCGCCCCAGTAATACCGGGCTATCTGTTCTATATATGCTGCTATATTCTGTGTCATCTTATTCCCTCTTCCCCTTTGGAAATGGTAGGGCGCCGGCAAAGGGAGGAAAACCCAGCGCCCTACCAACTGCTAGAACAGGTCAGCGCCCGTAGAGGCTGGCTGTTCAACAGGCGCAGCCGGTGTTGGAGCCGGTGCGCTAGGTGCTTCCGCACCATCAAATGCCGATGGACGCTCTGTCCACTGGCTGATTTCCCACACCGGCACCTTGAAACGCTGTTCGCCTTGCGGGGTGTTAACGGTTGTGGTCTTTGTGGCTGTCACCTTCATCACAGGACACAGGCCGGGGTTGTTCGCGCGTTCAGCCTCGTATTGATTGTGTAGCTGGTCAAACGCAGACTGCACCATTTTTGATTGACTGCTGAACTCACGCAAGCCAATCTCGCGGTTAACCAGCTTCACCCGGAACGCAGACTTGTGGTCTGGTGTCGGCTTGTCTGGCATGCGGTCGCCCAGCTTTACCATGTGGAAGTCCGGGCGGTTGCTGACAAACGCCATATAACCGACCTCGATGTTCTCCATGTCAATTGCGACCTCAAACGGCAACGCCATTTCGATGCTTTCACGCACCCATTCGCCGCCTACGTTCTCGCTCTCGACCCGGTAGAACTCACCCACCTTTGCATCGAATTTGATGATTGGCGTGATGTTACCACCCCCGCCGCTTTCATTTACTAAACCAAGTGCCATTTTCTTTTCCTTTACACTTTACTGACCAGTTGCGCTGGCCTCGCATTGCCGTATGGCAATCCCTATTTGCATCGCAATCTGTGGCACGATTGCGTTGCCTAATCCTTTAAGCTGGTCCACTCTGTTGGGTATCCCATGAGCCAGGCGACCCACTGGGGGTTCAGAGAGCCACCAATCTCCGCGTTTAGCGGCTTCGTATTGCGATTGTGCTGGCTCGCCCCACCATTGTTCTTCGCATCTTGCGCTGTCGGTGTCGGCCACATCCTCGCCTGATCCGCCAAATTCGCCCCGAATTTCAGGTCTGGGTTCGTCTTGCTTATGCGTCTGCCCTGTTCGTCCAGCTGTCTCGGCCCACCCGTTCCGTCCGATGCCCTCGGTGTCGCCCACATTTCGCCCGATGATCCAGACCCGGTCGCGTCTGTGCGGGGCATCGACACCGCAAGCCGGTACAATAAACGCCCTTGTGGCGTAGCCATCGGTTTCCAAGTCAGATAGCACCTGGTCGAGGCCCATAGAGACATGACCATAAACATTTTCGAAAACGCACCAAGCGGGTCGTTTTTGTGCAACAATCTCGCGGATGTGCGGCCAGATGTGGCGGTCATCTTCCGCGCCGAGGCGCTTCCCGGCTTGTGAGAATGGTTGACAAGGATACCCGGCAGTAAGAATTGTATCTCGTCCCCCGGCTGGGATTTTTTCTGGCTCATTTGCTAACACCTTTACATCTTCTTCGATTGGCACATCAGGCCAATGCTTTGCTAATACTTTACGCGACCACGGCTCGATGTCGCAGAACATTGCCGGGCGTGATAGGCCAGCCCACTCGAACCCCAGCGCAAATCCACCGATGCCGCTACATAGGTCGATATGCCGCATCATTTGTTCGGCCGCCTGTTTGATCTGCGCCGTTGCATTGACTGCCGCGCAGTATGTGCAGATATAACAGAGCTACGCCACTTCGGGTTGCGCCACTTGTTTGTATCATTCCTGTTGCTGGCGTCAAACAACGCCGCCCGGCGTGCCTTTAGATACGCGGCAAACTCATCCACGCTCATTTCACTCGCTAGTTTCATTGCACATCAACTCCCTCGCTACCATGCAGAAATCGTCAAACGTCATCTCGACTGCGTACTTCCAGTCATACCCGTCACCCATCTGGCGCTCAAACGTGGCCAGCATTGCCAGCGCCTCGATAGGCACGCGCCAACGCTCCGGCAGTCTATCGAATTTATAGACCAACGCCGGTATCTTCCCGGCCTTCGTTGCCGCCACGCAAACCTGATCCCAATGAGCCGGCGAGGCAAACGTGCTGCCCTGCCGGTAGCGTTTGCATTCAATTACAAACGGGAACGCGTCATCCTCGCATGTTAGGTCAGGCAAGCCAGCCTCTGCCCATTGGTCTAGCACCCGGCGAAACTCCAGCCCAAGCGCATCGTGCAGCCTGTTCTTTACGTCACGCTCAAACGATGCGCCCTTGTTGCGAGAGTTAACCATTGCGTGCCGCCGCTATCACCCGGTCTAGGTCAGACCCGTCTTTGGTCAGGCGCTTTTCTAATTCCAGCGCCAGTATCTCGTCAGCCAATGACGCCATCGACCGATGCGCAGATTGCTCGACTGCTTCCTTCAGCATCAAAACTGTCTTAGTTCTGAGCCGTAATAATGTTGGTTTTGTGTTTGCCATGATATCGCCCTGATATATTTTTGCTATCTGTGCTTTACATTATGATATCAATGTGCGATAACAAAGTTGACGGCACGTTGACCGTCAGTTGAAAGGGAAGAAAAATGAAATTCATCGTTTACTACCGCGTATCAACTCAGCGTCAGGGCCAATCCGGCCTTGGCCTTGAGGCACAGAAGCACGCTTGTGCGCATTATGACATTGTCGCTGAGTACACAGAAGTCGAAAGCGGCAAGAAGTCCAACCGCCCGGAGCTTGCCAAGGCATTGGCGCACGCTAAAGAGATAGGCGCGACACTGCTTATCGCAAAGCTTGACCGTCTGGCGCGTGATGCACGTTTCGCGCTTGAGCTAATGGACAGCGGCGCGCTGTTTAAGTTCGCCGATATGCCAGACATCGACAACAGCACACCGCAAGGCCGGTTCTTCATCACACAGTTTGCGGCTATGGCGGAGCTAGAGGCCGCCATCATCAGTGAGCGCACCAAGGCCGCGCTGGCCGCCGCCAAGCGCCGTGGCGTAAAGCTCGGCTCACCTGACCCAGCCAAGGGCGGCTCGGTCACAGGCAAGCAACGCGCCAGCGCCACCGCACAGGTAGCGCCGCAAGCCATGCCTATCATTAACGCATTGCGCAAGGCCGGTCAGAGCCTACGCGCCATCGCATCCGCGCTGAACGAGGCGCAGATACCAACCGCCATGGGCGGTCAGTGGCACGCATCCAGCGTGCGTAACCTAATCAACGCATAAGGGGATTATCATGCAGAAAGTCGCAGGAATGTTATTTATGTATGCGCTACTCAGCCTGTGGGTCATGGGCTGGATAGACATCTTCGGGCCAGAATATACTTGGTGGAATTTCATTTATCTGATGGGGAATTGATATGCTTGTTTATCTGGCCACCAATAAGGTCAATGGGATGCAATATGTCGGGGTTACCACGCGCAAAAAAATGTCGGATAGGATTAGGGAACATTTTAGATATGCGAAAAGATGCACCCCAGCGCAGGGGTCATTTCAAGAGGCTATAAAAAAATATGGCCAAGAAAATATATCTTTCAAAACTATTCAGCGCGCCAAAAATTTAGAAGAATTAAGTGATGCCGAGTGCGCTTGGATAGAAAAATTAAACACAATGCACCCGAATGGCTACAACCTAAAGAAAGGTGGCGTGCCAGCAACACTCCCAATTCGAGATAGAGTTTTCACTGTTGATGGCAAAAAGTACAACAGCGTGATGTCCCTCGCTGATGCTTACAATATAGACCACCACACTTTACGCTTCCGGCTTTTTAAATCTGTAAAGCCTTGGTCTTTGGAGCAAGCATTAGGATTTGAAAATCCACCAGAACATGAGGCGGCGAGGTTCTGCAAGCCGATAAAATTTAATGGCAAGTTTTTTAAATCTCATGCGGATGTCTGTAGGTATTACGGCATTAATAATTTTACAAACTTTCGGCAAAGGCTAAGGAATGGTTGGAGCATTCAGCAAGCCTTGGGGGTGGCTACTCGACAAACCATCAGAAAAAGCGGATGCGAAAAATGCGTGACGGTTGATGGCACACAGTTCGAGAGCATTGCTGCTGCTGCAAGACAATATAATATCAGCCCAAACATTGTCAGCCAAAGGCTTGGAAGGGGGTGGACAACAAGACAATCTCTTGAGGTAGACCCGCCGCCAAAAAAGAAAAAGCACGGGAAGTCCGTGGCCGGGTATGCTTCCGTTGCTGAAGCGGCTAGAGCTAACAATCTAAATATAACAACACTACACCAAAGATTAAAAAATGGCTGGGATATTAACGCTGCTTTATCTCACAAGCCGCAACCGGGCAGCAATCATTATAACACAATAGGAGTGAAAACTAATGGTCGGAAAACTAACACCTGATAACATGCTATCAGCTTCGCGCATCGCGCAGTTGATGGGGCAATCACCATACGCCACGCAAAACGAATTGCTTGCTGAATTTGTAGACCGGGACGCTGGCAAAGAGCCAGAGCCGTGGGAAGGCAACGAGCTAACACGCTGGGGAGATATCCATGAACCGGCTGTGATCGCAGAGGTGGCACGACGCCTCGGCCTTGTCGATGTCCAGGACGATTTCGAGCAAGCGTTCTTCCACGACAAGCTGCGCATAGCGGCATCGCTGGACGGCATGGCTACCGGCACGCGCTTGGTGAAAGAGGATTACGCGCAGGGCATCATCATCCCCGGCCCCGCAAACGCAATCCAGATTACCGACAAAAAATTGTTGCTGGAAATTAAGACAACACAGGCAGCGCCAGAAGATCTGCCGCCACCACATCGGGGCGTGTTGCAGCTACAAGCGCAGATGATGTGCGCTGGCGCAGACATGGGCGCGGTGTGTGTACTTTATCGCGGGTCTACCCTGCGCATATTCTTGTACCACGCTGACGCCGGGGTGCATTCACGCATCGCGCAAGCTGTGCATGAGTTTGAGCAACGCCGCGCCGACATTGATTGGTATCCGCTGATGACGCCAGCCGATGGCAACGTAGCCTACAGCCGTGTCGATGATGTGGCGCATCCTTTGGACGTATCAGGCGGCGAGGTTCAGGACGCTATCGAGGCTTTGGTAGAGGCGAAGCGCGCAAAAAAAGAATGCGACCAGATTATCGCTGACGCAGAGACGGTGATAAAGGATTTTATGGGTAACCATGAAGAGGCAAACACCGTTGTTGATGGCAAGCGTGTGATAGTTAAATGGGGTATGCGCAACATGAAGGCCACGCCGGAGAAAGTAACGCCGGCAAAGCCAGCCATGCGTGTGCGTCAGAATGCTTTGACTGTGAAAGAGCTTGGCAATGTATAGGATAACACCAGCCCAGCATCGCGTTTTAAGCGCCATACAGACGCTGTCTGAGGCGCAGGGGTATGTTCCTAGCTATACACAGCTAGCGGCAACCCTGAACGTCTCTAAGCAAGCTATCGGCAAGCATGTGGAAATCATGTGCGACCGGGGCATATTGCGAAAAACCTACGGCCAGCGACACAGCATCGAGGTCGTAAGGCAGGGGGCGCAATAGCGCCCCTTACTTTTTGCGCTTTTCCATCAGCCCCTCGACAGCACCGCCGCCAAAATAAAAGCCCAGAATGAGTAGCATAGCATAGTTAATGCTAAACTGATCCATGACCTTGGTCACATCATCCGGGTTGCCCTTGCCGGACAGTGTCATGCCCATCACAATTGCAAAGCAAGCCACATAGGTAAACCCAAACATGAATGCCAGCATGCGCTGCGCTATCTTGAATGGCGCGTATGCCTGTAGCAAATCTGTCTTGGCCTTCGACTTAGCGGCCACCTCTTCTTCGGTGCTGGTGTGCATGTCATCAATCAAGTCCATGCCTTTTTTAATGACATCACCAGACCCAAGTATCTTACCTAAAATTGCAATCATTTTCTCATTCCCATTGCCAATTTAATTCTAGCTAGCTCTATCTCAATATCATGCACCCGGCTCACTGTGTCTTGCACAGCCTTTGGCGGTTGGAAGCTGTCTATCCAGTCGTCATTTTCCTCGACCTCTGCCATCGTCAGTTCGAGGTTGTGTTCTAAAAATGCTATGCGCTCAACCAGCCCAAAGTAAACCCACACAGACACAGCCGTAAACGCAATCATGCTTACCAGATTGCGCAAGGGTATCGTAATCTCTGAGCCTTCGTTTATTCTTGCTGCCACGCGCTTCATCTAATAGCTCCACACGTTAGACCGCGGTGGCTTGGTGTATGTGTCCAGGTGCAAGAAACGATTGCGCCCGGACTGCGCCACGCCGATGCCGGTGAAGCCTAGCTCAAACGCTAGCCGCATAATGTTGTATGCGTCAGACCCGCCGCACGCGATATCCACGGCCAGCCCCATGGTGTGTATGCCCGGCCTGTCTTTCTCAGCCTCGACCGGGTGCGTCTCATGGCGGTAGCCGCTGGTCACGGTCATCGCCTTGCCGTGCGCTGTGCGTAGCGCTTGCAGCTTTTCCATGAAGCTGGCTTGCATCTCACATTTGCCGGTGTGGCTACAAGTAAACTCAGCCTCGCTAAAATTTGGATAGTTGTCCCAGTTCATATGTCACCTCTTACAACCGCCAGCGCATTGCGCCAGCTATCTATCTCTATATCAGGGTCATCGAAGTGCCGGGGGTTGATGCGCTTGCTTATTGCCTTTACGTCATCGAGCGCTGTGTACATCACCCGGCGGTGGTCGATGGCCACTGATGCTATTATATCATACGACCCGCGTGCCGCCTTCTTTTTCTTCAGGCCCATGCCGTAGTTAAAGTGGTAGGTCGGGCTGCGCTTGTCGCTCTCATGCCGGATGCGGCACGACTTTACTTGTATCCGCAGATAGCCAAGATCATCCCACGCTATCATGTCCACCATGTCTTGCTGACATAGGCTGGCGCCATTCACACCTGGCAAGCACAGCGTAGCAGCGCACGCGATATGCTCACCTATCAGCCCTGTCCTTGTTTCCCCCGACACTACAGCCCTTTCAAATAAAGCACCCACCACACAAGCACAGCAAGCCCTACAAATCCTGCTGTGATTAAAATACTTATTATAATAATTTCGATGATTTGTTTGTTGCGCTTTCGCCGGGCAGCTAGTGCCGCCTGTCTATTCTTACGCGCTACCGCCTGGTAGTTTAGCCAGTCCGTCCACAAGTTGGGCCTCCCGTGCCAGATCATTAGCTCTTTTAGCTCTTCCTCTTGGCGCTTCAGTTTTTCCAGATGCATGAACTCTTCTAGGTCGCCGGATGCAAATGGGCTACGCTTTTTCTTTTCTGCGCGCTTGCGCAAGTCCTCTGTCGCGTTAACGTAGGATGCGATCTTGTCCGCGCAGTCTGCCAGTTCGCGGCCGTTCTGGACAAATTGTTTTACGACCTGAAAGGCGGCGTTGGCGGCGGCAAGCTCGGCAAGCACTGGCTATTTATCCTTGTACAAGTTCCAGAGTTTCCAGCCGACATAGACTATAGACATCAGACCCAGCACCAACGTGACCCACTGGTTAAGGCTTGGCAACCATAGCGGTGCGCTAACACCGCCCGTTGCTATGATTAGATCATCTGGCTTCATAACAACCTCTTATGCGTAAGGGCTATCACCTAATACGTCTGTATCCCAAGCGGCTTTTAAGCCAGCAATGTCAGTAGCGGAATCAATAGCAGATGCGGCTGGTGCATTACGCAGTGCATCTTTGGCAGTAGCAATAGCAGTTGTGCTAGTGCCAGCTTCCAACGCCTTCATCAGTTCCACATCTTTAGCTTCAAGAAGTGGGGCGCGTACTTCACGGATTTTGTCCTTGAAGATTTCCTTCGCCTTGTCCATGTCCTCAGAAATCACTGAGCCTGACAGTGACCAAGCGCCACGAAAGTCACGGTTTGCAGGAACGGTAGCAGTTGAGGCATCAATCTGATTACCGTCCTTGTCGACAATATAAGTTGTTACAGCCATTAGTTTCTCCTATGCGGCTAGTTCATCAGATATACGCCACGCATTGCGCCACGTTCTTGTTTGCGGTAACTGCTCTTTCTTGCAGATAACCATCTTCGGGCGGTTGCCCTCATCCCAAGTCTGCCACACAGACTGCGGAACATCTTTCATAATCAAATACTCAATAGCTTCTTCTTCAGTCATAGCATCCACTGGTGCTGTCTCATGCAGAAGATAACCACGAGTATGTTTCTTAAAGTCTTCTTTAGCCTCATCTTTGGCTAGTTCCCAGTATACCCAGACCGGGGGTAGGATACCACCCTGCATAGCTGCTGCCATCCAGTTAGGGTCAGGCACAAGTATCTTGGCACATTCATCTATGCTATCTTCGTATACCACCCGGTAGTCTGACTGGTAGGCTTCAAGGTTTTCCTTTGCCCAGCACAGTCTATCCCAGAGATGTGTGCCTTGAAATTCAGGTGTGTTCATTATGCGAGGTCTCCATCAATTCCTATAACAACTAACTCTTGGTCATTAAGAGTGTTAGACGCAGAGCCGTTTCCGAACCCTCTTATTTCAGTGTTTCCTGTCGCTAGTGTTCTTGCTTCACTGTGAACACCGCCTGACCCCGTAGAGTTTCTTTTAACAGAATAATTAATCCCGTAGTTTGCGTTTGCAAAAGAAGTAGTAAACGAAAAATCATAACGACCAGTTCCATTGTCTGTTGTAGAACCAATGTTCAAAGAGTCATTGAGGGCTATTGTCCCTGTACCTGTTAAATTAGCCCAAGCCTTCGCACTACCATTCACAACATAGCTGGTGGAAATATCAGCACCAGCACCTGTCTCAATAGTGTCTGCTATAATCTTGCCAGCCATTATGCGAGGTCTCCGTGAACTGTACAGTTAATAATAGCATCATCTGCTGAACTGCCACCGCTATTATATGTTTCTATCGTGTTGGTTCTGCTGGTCGTAGCGTCTGGCCCTGTTCCCTCATAACGAGTTCTAAAAGCACCTGTCATCGCTGGATGTGCAAAATCATCGTTACCCATAGATGAAGAAAAATTACCAAAACAATGCCCTGTAGCTTCATCTGTAACTGAACTTATATTTAATGAATCCTGTGCCGCAGTGTAATTAAAAGTGAACCAAGCCTTCGCCAAACCCTGTTGCAACTGCATCGTAGCAGAACCGCCCTCAGAGGTGATGGTCACATTGCCAGCCGCAGTCTTGCCAGTGAGGTTGTCTGTAATCACCGTACTCATGCGAGGTCTCCTATCGACGTAACCCAAACTTTACACAAATCAAACATACCACCCTGAGAACTAGCACTTGAACCATAAGCTGTAGCAAATTGAATTGTTGTTGTGGTGAGAGGGTCTATCGTGCTGTTTGAGTTTGTGCCAACAACTACTGTACCCATACCCCTTCCAGAACCGCTTTCAATTGTAGCCCCATCATCATTGCTGTTATATAAAGTAGTAAAAATGCACCTATCATGCTGAGATGAATAAGCTGACGTTATGTTAAGCGTATAAACCCCTGTCTGCTCGTCTATGACACTGGTTACGTTGAGCGAACCCTCAATATCATTATTGACACCATCCCAAGAAATCCACTGTTTTACAGCTTCTTGCTTCGTCAGCGTTACAGGGCTAGAGCCGTCTGTAGCTACGATTGTATCTGCTTTTAATGTACTCATGCTATCACCAAATTACCGTTGACGGTCAACGTAACCCCTGTTGCCACTGTCAGGCTAAAGAAAGCCCCAGCGTTATCACCCGCCGCGATGGTGGTGTTTGTGTCCAACTGTTGCTCATGCACTCTGAAGATATCCCCTTTGCCGTTAGTGGTATCACCAGTTACACCGTTTTCACCCTGAAAGTAGCCAGCACCACCAGCACCAGCAGCTTCAAGAGAAATGTGACCAGTGCTATTGTCGTATGTCAGAACGTAATCATCTTGTGATGCACCTACAGCCTGGTCTACATCAAACTCGTAGTTACCTAACAACACGTTGCCCGTGCCATTGGGTGTGATGTTAATATCCCCATTAGACGCTGAGACAATGCTGTTGCCGTTCACATCCAGATTGCCGCCAAGCTGTGGGGTGGTGTCCGATACAATGTCGGATATACCCGGCACAACCGCAACCCAAGCACTGCCTGTGTAATATTTTAGCGCATTGCTGGTGGTGTTAAAATACAGGTCGCCAGCGTTTAATGGGTCACCGTCATTATCTACAGTTGGGTCGGATGACTTG